ACACTCGCGCCCCAGACACCGGAATCAACCTGTATTCCTTCGCACTGAGGCCCGAGGAGCACCAGCCTTCTGGCTCGTGCAACTTCTCTCGTATTGATAACGCTACCCTTCAGCTTGTTCTCTCCAACGCCACCGTTGAGGGCACGAACACCGCAAAGGTTCGCGTGTATGCCGTGAATTACAACGTTTTGCGTGTAATGTCCGGGATGGGAGGTTTTGATGTACTAGTTGTAGTAATGTGGATGTTATTACTATCAATAGTAAACAAGAACCTAAAAGTGTTCTCCTGTAATCAATTGAGCTCTGATTACAGAAAACGAGTTGCGTCCTCAGTATCATGTTTTTAATGATATAACCAGACCAGACACTAGTGATTCCGACGACGATAAGTCGGAGTTGCGACATACCTTGTTGTTCGGGGAACCCCTTACAGTCTGTTCTACCAACCTTATCTCCGAAAGGAATAAGCGGCCAAGAGTAATGAACTTGGGTACGGTAATAATGAACAGAATTGGGCAATCCGCATACCTACATTTTAAGGGCGCTAAGCAAAGCCTATGAATGGGTGCCAGAGACTGAACGGGTATGGGTCGTTGATGAAGGTGTAAGCAACCTGAAGCGGCCTAAGATACAGTCCTCCCCCTAGGGAAACTTAGGGGATAAAGAGAGCCTACTCGAATTAATTTTCGTAGTACATCACAGCTCATATCTACATTTCTATTTTATGTTTATTGTGAAATAAATATAAAAATTAGTATATTCCATTTATTTTCATACGCGGTCTATCACCGCATCATATACCTAATAATCACAATCATAAAACAACTCCACGATTTCAACCGTCTTCTCCGTTGCGTTGTCAGGGTTCGTCCAATATTCCACTTGTTCGCGCAACCTCTCCAGGCGTGATTCCCATTCTTTTTCTTTTGATTTCTTCACTACACAAATGCCACTCCCATTCACACCCCAGCACGAAGTAACGTCTTCACCATTCGCATCAGTATACTCGTCTGGGTTGAACCGAATGAATACAATTGGTTTGTGGCCCACATCTTGTGACAACTCCATAATTCGTTTGTTTTCACAAGAGCAGTCATAGTTGGTGTGTTGGTTTTCATCCACTTCCACAATAACGACTTGATATCCCAAGTCAAGAATTAGGTCAGGACGACGACGCGAACAGCCGTCCGTTATCGTTTTATCGGCAACCCAACTGAAATCCGGGAAATGTGATGTGATGGATTCAACAACACAGCGTTCTTTGGTTTTGTAATTTCGGGATACGGGTTTGTCTGGATGAGCGTGGATGAAACAGTTCAAACAATAACCTTCGTATTTATTGCGAACAAATGTATTACACCATTCGTTTTTACACGTTTTGCTTACAATATCTTTCATATGAGGTAATTTATGTTCGAAACAGTATAATGGCGATAATTCGGTCGTTGTATTGTATCTTGGCATCTTTTTGCATCCTTGGTGAATACACATTTTACTAGTTACATTTATCATGTTTTCAAAACGATGAGCCAAGCAATATAATGGTTTCTTTTCATTCTCATAGTTGAAATGTGCGGTAATTTTACAATTAGGATAAACACACCTCTTTGCGGTAATATCAATCATTCCTTCTTGCTTGTGTAAAGAACAATATAATCCGGTTCGGCTACCTTCAACATTGAAATAAGCGATTACATTACATTTATCATATAGACACTTCTTGTGCGTGACATCAATCATTATGGAACTTCTATGACAACTACAATATAGAGGCATTTTTTCAAATGGATTGTTGAAATATGCGTAATGTTGACATCCTGTTTGAATACACCTTTTTTTAATTACATTTATCATATCATCTGACTTATGAGAAGCACAATATTTTGCCTTTTTTGAACCTTCGATATTGTATATTGGAATAGTTTTACAACCAGGATATTCACATCTGTTATTTTTTATGTTAATCATACCGGGTAATTTATGTTCTCCACAGAATAATCGTTTGGGTTTACCTTCAAAATTATATATTGGTGTTTTGAAACAATTTTCAAAACTACAAATCGCGGAAATAACATCTAGCATCCCTTCTAACCGATGGGAACCGCAATATAACCCGGTTGTTTCACCTGGATTATTAAATGCGGGTTGTTTCCCACACCTCACCCCCTCCTCATCCACAAAAGCACACTTCTTCGGCATTTCGCCCTACTTATAAATTCATACCACCTAATTTAATTTCAATTTTACCCCAATAAAAAAATTGAAATCGTTTATTCCATTTCAATGTATCGCATACACTTGCTACACTCATCGTTTCGCTACTTCGTTACGCTCATTCGTTCATTACGCTATGACCCTCCAATTCCAATCACAACACGACTATATCACCCAGAAATACGGTTCTGCCGTCGACTCCGCAGCCTCATCCGTGACCTTCAAACCAGGCCACACAAAATCGTTCGGCCGCACCGCCAACCAAATGAAAAATCCCCTCTGGGAAATCACAAACCCTCAAACCGGGGAAATCGCGGCGGTCATCATGTACTGCGAACCAAACGAATACTGCGAATTGTGCCCAACGAGCTATCAAAAAATACTGGACTACGAGGCAAACCACAACCAAGGCGAGAAAATAACGTGGTATAAAACAACAAACGGGTATATCTCCTGCCACAATAATGTCTTCATCCATCAAGTCATTATGAATACGTGGGGAAATGGAAAAGGTACAAGCATCGTGAGCGTCGACCACCTTGACAGAAACCCTCTGAACAACAGATACGACAATTTACGCATTGCGACGATGCAAGAACAGCAAAAGAACAGCAAAGGCACTGCCGATGACGGCACCAAGCGCGAGAGAAAACACAGTGCTCGCGCTCTTCCCGCAGGTATCACACAAGATATGTTGCGCAAATACGTCGTGTATTACTTTGAATACTTGGATAAAGAGCAAACACGGTCGAGAGAATTCTTCAAGGTTGAAAAACATCCCAAACTTGAAAAACCGTGGATGACAAGCAAATCCGAAAAAGTATCGCTTCTAACGAAATTGGAAGCAGCGAATAAGGTCGTCAGCGATTTGGAAAAAGGCATCTTCCCGGAGGATACTGCACCCGCGGCGGTGCTGCCGAAATATTTCTCGCTCATCGTGATGCGCGAGAAACCACATTTGGTATATGAAAGAAGACGACCAGAGGACGGTGTTCGTGAAGGATTGCGTATGGTATTGCCCGCAAACTATACAATCGAGGATGAAATCGCGAAAATGAAAGAGAAAGTAGAAGCGAAATACGGCGCGGGGGCGATGGATTGAACCAATCATTTTGAAAAAAACCCACCAGGTGATACCCTTCCCGTCCACAGATTCTTTTTTCTTTCTTCCTTTAATCTTTCAGCGGCTGCGGCTGCCTTGGCTTGTGTTTCTGCAACCTTGGCATCTTCTTCAGCGATCCTTGCTTGTTCTTCTGGTGTTAGACGGTCATCACTCTTAGTATTCTTTGCTTTATCATTGTTATATGTTTCAAAAAACTCAGGATAAGTACTCTCAAGATCTATAAGAATTTTTTTATTAAAATCAATTGCGATTCCATTATTTATATTGTTTTGTGAATAAGGTGTATATTGACTGCCCCCTCCCCCTCCCCCAACCCTCCCCGTGTTTGACCGGCGCTATTTGAACCGTCAGTTGTGTCATTCTTTTGAGTATTTCATTATTTCTTACGGCTCAAAACCTTCATATATATTTTCTTCTTTATCTGTTTTTCTTAAAATGTTAGTCTCACCTAATGTTTTATCTAAATTTTCAATGGTAGGAAGTAGATTTGTCTTCCCGCTCTTATCAGCTCTATCCATGGCTGACCAGTTCATTGGATTAAATGTCAGACTCTGCCCTGCAGCCTGACCATATAAATCGTTAACAATTGATTTATAGTCATCATAAAGCCCACGTTGGCCTAAATTATCTAAAAGACCAATCCAATCATTATATTCATCATCGGTCATTCTTTGAAATTCTGGTATTCTAAGCCTAAATGAACTACCCGGACCATCTTGATGCGTTAGTAATTTTGTTTTAACTTCATCATCAGTATATACTTTTTCTACGGCTTTAGGTTTGTAATCCAAAAATGAATTTTTAAATTTTAGTTGTTGTTCTCTATTACTAGAACTAGGTTTAAGTTTTCGGGCTTCTGGCAATTGTTGTGCCGCTGCTGCTTCGTCGGCTGCTGTTTTTGCTGCTGCAGCAGCCTTTGCTTCTGTAGCAGCCTTATCTTTTTCAATGTTTTCGCTCACCATTGCGGCGTAATGAGGGCTCTTACATAATTCTTCAAGTTGTTTCTTTATAACTATTCGTCCTGGAATATCTTTTGACATTGGTAAATCGTCCAAAGCACTATTTAATCTATTATATTTTTCTTTAAACTCCTCAAATTCACCACCCCCCCTCATTTTCCTGAATTTCAAATTCTTACGCTTTGAACGTGTTTTATTCTTTCTAGAAATAACACGCTTTCGGTAAGAACGTTTTGACTTTCGTCGTGAAGAATACATAATATACTTGTTATATTATATTACAAGAAAAAATAGTATATAATTGTGAATATAAGGTGTATATTGACTGGTCCCGCCTAAACCCCCTTCACCATCCCCATCCCAACCATCCGCCATAAAACCACCGACACAACACTTCCGACGATGAATCCGTTGCCAGCCGCCTCCAAGGTCTTTCCAAATAGGAAATACGCAATCACAGGAAATAATATGTACGTCAGCACGGCGTAAAACACCATAACGCCGGTGTATTTTGTAATGTCGAAATTGAGATTCATTTTTGCTTGAGATTATATACTAACGGAAGAATATTTACTTATTCGCATAATATTTATAAATTCCTCCTATTATCCAAGCACTATTTATCACGATAGATTGATATTGTTTTGACGTAATACAAACGATTAGTAACCCAGTTGCGCCGAGGGTATTCAATATAAAATCTAGGTCTCTTTCAAGAGTCATGACATATGGACACAATACTAATATACTTCCCGCCCATCCAATGCCTTCCAAAATAAATGTTGTAAGCTTATGTTCAGAGCATACTGTAGATTCCGGAATAGGTACAGATTCCTGAATAGGTACAGATTCCTGAATAGGAATTATTTTATTCATATTATATCTTGATTCGTATTTTTATTTTCAATCTTCAACGGTGAAAATAAAAATGTTTTTACTTAAGGAAATGCGGCTCTAAATGTAAAATACAATACCACTAGGGTGCTTACGATTGTAGTCATCGAAATATATTTCACATACGTTTCGTCTTGTAAAAAGAACCGAATACTTAATAACCCAAACGGACTCAGTATAATCGCCACAACGGCGTAAAAAGACAAAACCAAATACCCACGCAGATTCACGGTCGTATTAGGAGAGCTACCCCGAATAAGGTCATACACAAATGGAGCCAGCATCCAGTATAAAAGCACGAAACTTGCTATAAATGACAGCAAATATTCAACATATACCGTTGAAATATCAATGTGCGGAATGGTCGCAATCGGGCTGTTGATTTGAGCCGCCATTACTACAATAAGAAGAATGCCCGCTAGTAAGGATGGTAAAAGCTGAAACACATTCGTCCAGTTTGGTTTTATCATTGTAAAAAATACACAATATACTTATTGGTACAACAATATCTGTATAAATATTAAAAATATTATTATTATTTCAGTTACTTACGTATTTATTCCAGCCCCTACGCCCATACTTACAATGCTGGCGCTGTGAGAATCCGCGCGGGCGTCGACAGTTGATACTACGCTTGTATTTCATCGACCAATGACGGCGACGACGAGTGAATGAAGGCATCATCGATGTATATATTATTGTGATATTACAATTCGCGCATCAGCCCCTCAATACTATCCAAGTCCGTCAAAAACCGCGGATACCGGCTGTGAAACGCACGCATCCTAGCGAAACATTCCGGGTAAGACCTATCCAATAGGTCCTCGGTTACATCCGCCCACCGATTCACGACCAAGCAAGGAAACCCCGTGTCGGGGTGATACAACCGGTCGAATACAGTATTCGTCTGTTCCACAATCGGAACGCATCCGAGGTAAATACATTCGTAGAATCGGTGCGTATCCATCCCGCACCCGCGCGGACATAAAGCGTACCTGCTTACCAGGGTTGATTCATAGACGAGCGTTTCAGGGACCTTCTCATAAAAAAACTCCGCATTATTCCGTTTCTCTCGAGCTTCGCATAATGCAGCGTTATCATTGGCGTCATTTAGATTATAGACGAATGACGCCCGCGAAAACAGGTCATAGCACTCCTGGCGCGACGGATGTGTCCATACACTGAAGCACAGCAAACATTTAATCGGGCGCGCATGACCGGGCATCGTCGTCCGCATCGACATCCCCTTTTCAAGCAGGTATTTATGATTGAACCGGCGATGCATCGCGACAATAGACCCGCAATCGCGTATACCGATTGGCATAATATGGATATTGGGGTGATTGTAAATATTATTCTGGATAAAAATGCGCTTACTTACAGGCAGTATTTTCTGGATAAAATCCCACGAAACCACCGGTTCTTCCATAATATAAAACACGACACTGACATTACGGGCGCGTAATATCGCCACGACCATATGGATTGGAACATGTGTTTCTTTCGTGGATATGAAAATCGAATCGCCGTCGCGCAACTGGGCGGCGTATTCCGCGTAATCGTAAACCCCGACATCGATTCGGTTGGTATAACACAAAGTGCTATGAAGTGCGAACCCGATTTGCGATAATTTGAAGATGAGTCCCCCCGATAATTCGTGCTTCTTGCGTTGGATTACGTTCATTCTTTTCGTTTCACTTCACTGGTATTTAGAGCGTTTCAGTTTTATATGTTTTATGCCGTCGATATACATAAATGACCGAACCCGCGCCACCGACGCCACCGACGCCACCGACGCCACCGACGCCACCGACGCCACCGACGCCACCGACGCCACCGCGTCGCGAGTATAAGCGCGAGAGAAAGCAAACCGCACAAATATTACCCCCCGGAATCACGCATAATATGATGAAGAAATACGTCGTATATTACCGCGAGATGACCTACCTCAAGGACGGCAAGCAGCAACCGAGAGAATATTTCAAGGTGGAAGCACACCCCAAGCTAAATAAGCCGTGGATTACAAGTAAATCCGTGAAAATCTCCCT